GCGGAAGTACCCATAGCTTCAGCAAGTTGTTTCATCATATCAGCTTGCTTAAAGGCAGACTGATCATAAATTTCATTTAGCCGATACTGTTCGGCTACATAAGCTACCTGTGCTCCCTCAGCATTGTTCGCAATCTGATCACGAACCATGTCAAGTTTAGCTTGGAACATCTCCTTACGTCTTTCGTTCCTCATGCGAATCATGTGATTCTGCATAAAGTTTTGATAAGACGTTTGGTAGGCGCTTGAATAAGCCTGTTGTGTAGCTGCTTTGTCCTTAGCAATCATGCTGCCGATGCTAAACGCCAGCTGACCACCAGCAAGAGCTAGACCAACAGGGTTAGCGAACATACCGGCGGAAGCCGCTTTACCCCCTAATCCTGATGCAATTTTTGAAGCTCCTGGAGCCAGACTACCCGGTAGTTGAAAACCAAGTACACTCATAATCGTACAATCTCAATAGAGTAAACGTTGTCAGGTCCATCAGGAAACACCCGTAGAACCTTAAAGCCTAAATACTTGGCTAAGTTAATTAGCTCAGTATTTTTAATATCAATAGTAGTCCAAAGATAAGATTTGTTTATGTGTGCCATTAAGGCTTTACCAAAACGTACCGTTGTCCTTGGATTTTCTTTTACCTTGTTTGTCATTTGGATCCATACCATGTTGTCTTCCGACACACCATATGCACCATAAAGACTCCCGTCTGGTCCGTAGATCAGATAGGAGTCATCTTTATGAACATACAAAGCAAGAGAAAGAATAGGATGTTGTCCTATCCTTTCAAAGTCTTGTAACCCTCGTTCTAGCATTTGACTAGCTAGTTTAGGTACATCGTTTATAGTTGCTGGCTTAAAGGTAAAACCACGGGTGGATGCAGTCATTAGGATCGTTGGTAGAAACCTGTCTTGTAATTACCTTCCCAAGTCAAACTAAGAAGAGTCACAGGCAAAGGAGTGTCGCCTACAATCTTAATAGAAAGGTTTTCGTTCCGCTGATAGATCGGTACGGTATGGGTAGCATCAGAAGACAAGTTGACGTTGTTTAGGTCATACACATAAGGTGCAACAGCCTCAACAGTGTTACTCCACTCTGGACGACCAGTAATGTTAACTTGGTATTTAACAGGACCACTTAAGCCGGTAGACACTTTGACTCTGTGGATGATAAGATCAGAAGTAAAATCAGAAACAGCAGATTGACCTTCGGTTGACGTTACAAAGAACTTAGGAAGATCAACTTCCATATTGTAAACGTATCCAATGATCAGATCTCGCCCACGATAATCACCATCAATATCAACGTAATCGCCGTCTGTATCGCTCTCTACGGTGGGGTAAAGCACAGCGCCTACCGATGCACTAGTAAGGGCATCAGAAGCCCCTATGTAGCGCCCTAGAAGGACTACAGAGAACGTACCGCCAGTGACTTCACCATACGGTAAACGGATGCGAGTTGTGTCATCAGCATCGTCGTAGGTTCGATAAGGATTAACGTTCCAAAGATCGAGGCAAACATCGGTTTTTTCTCCAGAAGGAAGAGTTAAAAAGCCTTCTTCACTAGCCTGTGTTAAATCATAGGACTGTACATAAACGTCAGTACCATTAGCTACAACAGCGTAGTAAGAGCTAATATCAAAGAATTGATCTAGCAGTGTACCAGTTAAATTCCACTTATACCATGTATTAACCGTACGTTGATCACCTTGTTGGATAAACCTGTACTGATAAACAGTTGAGTTACCAACAGTACCCAAGGAAACCAAGGATAGTGCTGGTGAAGCAATCATACTATTGATCGTAGCAGGAACCAGCTCAGGTACATACTGAGTCTGTTCCCCCATGACCGGAGGATCTGTAGTACTAATTCGGGTGATTTCGTACAGTCTGCTGTACAAAGGGGTCTTAGAGAGGAATGCCAAGCTAGTACCAAGGGTGACAGGCTCTACAGCATTGTCACACTCATAACTTGACAACTCGTTAATCTTAGATGTTTTAGGGCTAAGAATGTCAGAATCAGTACTCAGGATAAACTGTTCGGTATCGCTGAATAGTACCAGACCCACACTGGCAGGACGCACAAAGCGGAGGTTAACTGGTTTAACTGACGAAGCACTGATGTCAATAGGATCATCATCAGTAACAGACAAAGCAGTAGTGGCAAAGAAGTTGAAATAATCACCAGCCCTACTAAGAATAACGGATTCATTAGCCAGGAAACCAAGACGGTTCCGATAGAAGAAAACGTTACTAATTGTTGTCCCAACAAAGCTAGGATCAGGGTTCGTAGTTAAATCACCGATCAAACGGTCTTCCCAGGTAATAGGACCAAAGGTAAATGAACCATCGGTCTGCCTAACCAGTTGATGAGGAAGAGTCTGAGGATCTAACTCATAGGTAATCCCCCAGGCGTTTGATTCTTCCCAGGTACCTGTGCCATAAGTTGTATTACCATCAGTAATAAACTCCACGTACATATCATCAACGTCTACATCAAGACTGTTGACTACACGTACTTTGTAACCATTACGACATTGAAGGGGGAGGTCAGATACATTAGGTACAGTATCCTGGAAAACCGTCATAGCGGTTTCAGCCGGACCACCAACAACTTCAATAGTAAACTCTGCATCAGCACTAATGTAAATACCAGGACCAACACGGGCAGCACTAAAGGTTGTACCACCATAGGTGTTCCCGTTAATATCGCCTACAAGGTCATCAAGGATAGCATCTACATCCCCACCAGTACCAGCGTTATACGTAGCACGTTCGGTGCCATCCAGTTTAATGCGGTAGTGACCAGTACCAACTACTTGCAGAATAACGAAAGCTTCGTTAGGTTTGTCAGCAGTAGTGTTGCTAGTCATAGCTACAGTCTTTGCCTTGTTAAGGATAAAGGTGTAGTCATTCAAGGTGAGAACTTCAATGTCAGCAGCAGTAGCACCGTTGAGATAACCATTACTAGGAATCGAAGTAATTGCACAGTTAGATACCTCATCTTGATAGTTAGATAACGCGGTAGCCTCTGCGGTCACTGCATTGTTGTAATTAGTCTGAGCGGTATCCATAGCACTTTGAGCTGTGCTAAGATCATCGTCATCATACTCTGCATCAACAGTCAGGATAGCTTTGTAGACACGGTTACCTTGACTAGCAATCAGCGGGTGCTCATCTGTTACCTCAACGCCTAAGGCATAATCAGTGGGCAGAGAGGTCGTCGCCTGAACAACAGTGTTATTGTTTTTAACTACATAAACACCGTTAGACTTTTTAAGGATACCTGAGACTAGATACTGTTCAACAGAACTAACCGGGTAGTTATAATTGGTCACAAACAGTTGTTGTTCGGTCCTGTTTTGACCGTCTAGAACTTCTTTGTAGGTAGCTTGAGCTGCGTGAAGAAGAGCTAGTTTAGCAGCTGTATCTTCCACTGCATCGTTGTAAGCAGTGAGATCAGCTTTGAGATTAGTGAGATTACAGGTGCCTGGAACACCAGCATTGCTCCCCATATCAACAGCACGAGGGGAGCCTTCAAGACCTAGGCTAGTCTCAATAAGACTCCAAATGCGGAAGGTGTTGTTATCGTACTGTGCAACGTACTTTTCCTGAGGATCCCTAAGAATGGAAAACCACTTACCACTGGCAGTGGCTCCTTCAAGGTTAGCAGTGAATTGACCACCAGGACGCTTAAGCAGACCAAGAGCGTAGTCTGGGAAAGCATTTACACAATCTCTTAGTTGTCCAGGAAACTTACGGTTGTCGGGTTGTTGTGAAATGCCAAGAAGGAAATTAGGAATCCTTTGGGTAATAGTACTCATCGCAGCAATGCTTGGAAAGGTTGATAGCTATTATAGTAATCCCTGCCGTCTTTGAATCCAAACATTGAATAGTCACCTTGATTACATTCGTACTCAACTGCAGCAGCACGTGTATTCAATTCTTGTTCTCCAAGCAGCTGATACAAGGTGCTATCACCAATCATTTTGGTAGCACACATCTTAGCTGCACGGGCAACAATATAAGCTTGGATAGCAGGTGGTACGTCAGTAAAGTCAAACAACCACACTACGTCGGCATAGATAGTTTTAGTAAACGTGTAGGTATGATTCAAACGATCATACAACTTACCATTCCGACGTACAACATCGTAGTCTTGACGATGCTTTTCACGGCTAGCGTCAATCTGAAGAATGTTGTAAGGGTAAAGAATTTGATTTGTTTCGCTGTCGGGTTCTAACGGATGATCACGTTCAGTGTTGAAGATCCAGCCTTCACTTTGAACTTGACGGTTAACTTCCCGGAGGGTGTTGAGTACAATAGATACTTCAGGGTTCTGTAGATCTAGTGTGGTGACAGGTGCCTGTCCCACTGAGCTAAGTATTTGATTTACAGCATCCAGTTCGGTGGACACAGCATAAGTAGGAAAGGGCATAGTTACCTATCAATAAGTAAAAAAAAAAGGGGAGCCGAAGCTCCCCCAGAATAACCACAAATAAGAATCAGGAGATGGCAGTAGTACCAGCAGCGCCAGGAGCGGCACCAGCAATCAGTTCAACTGCACAAGCAGGATTCAGAGCATCAGCGCCCATAGCCAGACGACCAACGATGATGTCGCCTTGGTAGATCACAGAAGCGTCGCCGCTGGTGACCTGGACCTGAGGACCGATAGCTTCAACCGCACCCACAGCTTCACGCTGGAAGATGAGACCACAGCTGTGACGGAATTCGCTAACAGAGTCAGCGCCGCCAACACCGTAATCGTTCAGCGAGTTGGTGAAACCGGAATCAGTCTTCTCGGCGTCCTCCATCTGACCGCCAACGAAATTACCACGGTTGCCGGGATCAGCAGTTGCAGGGTTAGTAGCACCAGCAGTACCGCCGTACTTAGCACCGTAGTTGCCGAAGAACGGAATGTTCATCGACTTGTAGATGTCAATACCAGCGATAGACATGATGCCCTTACCGCTTTGCAGCGCATCACCACGGACGTCGCGGTTGATCAGAGCGTTGGTGTCCACATCACGGATCAGTTCATAGTACTGACGCGGGGACAGCACAGCAACACGACCGTCTTGGCTGACACCTTTTTCATCCATTGCAGCAGCAGCGTTGTAGAACGCATCAACAAGAGCAGTGGTGTCGAAAGCATCAGAAGCCTGAGCGTTGGTGCCCACGCGAATCTGAGTACCGCCAGGCTCAACAAAGCCGCTGGCAGACACAGGGGATGCCTGACGTGCAGCCTTGGTGACGGCACGGAAGATCAGGCGGTCATACTTCTCAGCCAGAGCATAACCGATCTTACGGGAGATCTCGCTACGCAGGTCGTAGTGGCTAAGAACTTCATCCAGCTCATAAACGAAAGCCGAGCTAATCAGAAGGTCATCACAGGTGATGGTCTTCTCAGCCACAGGCGGTGCACCCAGGTCATTACCAAGGATGCTGTTGCCAGGAGTGTGGAACTCAGCAGTCGTGCGACCGGTGAAGATAAACTGAAGAGACTTACCGTTCTTCAGAGTACGCTTCATGATCAGGTCACGAGCGATAGTATTGTGTTGGAAACCCTTGAACATCTCACCGCTGAAAAGCTTGAGATAAAGGGCACGGGCGTCAGCCCCGAAATTAGAAGAACCCAGAACTGTTTGTTGTGCTGGGTTGGTGCTAGACTGATGGTCTAGCGAACCAGGATAAGCCATTGTTAAAAAGGAGAAAAGTTAAAGTTACTTGCTCCCAAACGTTTGGAAAATTTTTTGTAGCATATTGTGTGGTCTATCCCACCGTCTAGACGGCGCGAGGTATCCGCGTACGGGCTCGTGCCAAGAGGAGCCAGGTCCGACTCTGAGGTGCCTGACTCCCACCACCTATTTTTTAGGCGGTGTAGGTTTGGGTTTTGGTCGCGGACTCCAGGGTGAAGCCGGAGGACCGAACTGATTAAACATCAGAATTTAGTAGCGTGTGATTTGTAAGCAATGCCGCGATACTTCAGCTTGGCTTCTTTTGCAGCAGCC